GATTGGGTTATGGTTGATGAAGGTTCTGACCAAAAACCAGGATTGGTTGAGAATACAATTTTCCCTATGCTCACAAGGAAAAACGGTAAGTTTACAAGATTGGGTATTCCGAAAAGAACAGGCATTGGGAGAGTTGAGTTTAGGGAGTATTATGAACGTGGAATGCGTGGTGAGGGAGGAGTTAAATCCTTTTTTTGGAAAACGATTGAAACGTGTACCCCAAAAGAATTAGAATTGATTGAAGCACGTCGGGCCAATATGGACCCGAAGAATTATGAAGAACAATATGAAGCGAAATGGTTGGATATTGGTGGAAGTGTTTACTATGGTTTTACCGAAGCAAACCTTTCGCACGAAGCAAAATACGATCCGAAACTTGAAATAATGGTTGGTTGTGACTTTAATGTTACTCCGATGAGTTGGACATTAGGGCACTTTACAGACGGTAAACTTTACATCTTCGATGAAATTCATTTAGAAGAAACGCATACGCAAGCGACGATGGATTATCTTCATGGTAAGTATTACACTCACATGGCCGGATGGCGTTTCTTTGGAGATGCAAGCGGACGAGCAAGAAAAACCTCAGCTACTCGATCAGATTATGCAATTATTAAAAACGATGCTAGATTCGGACAAAAGAAAGTACATTTCCCTCCACGTAATCCTCACGTGCGGGATAGAATCGCCTCAGTCAATAGAGCATTTCAAAATGCAGCCGGTGAGATTAGCTGTTACATCAATCCGAAGTGCCAAAAACTAATTCGCGATTTGAATTCGATGAGCTACATTGAAAACACGATGGAATTAGAAGATTATAGCGGAACGCAAATTGGGCATATGTCAGATGCTTTTGGATATAAGGTTCATTGGCTAATGCCAATTCGTGTTGAGTATACTTCGATTCCGGCAGTATGGAGTACGGCGAGTTAAAGCTGTAATTTTGGAAGATGCCACTTGCACTTGAGCCGGTAATCAAATTATCTGATCCAGATAATAAAAAGAGTGAGAAAACTCCTGCGCAGATTCTCGATCATATTGGTTGGGATTCTCGAATCTTTCACCATCAACATCCACTTGATTATCGTCAAATACGCTGCTATTCGAAAAACCCTACTGCGAAACTTGCAACGTGGGCAATTCTTTCGCAGATGATTCATACGCCGTGGGTGCCAAAGAATTACAGAGGTAAAGCGACAAAAGAGATGATGGACTATCTCGAACAGTCCCTCACTCCATTGCGAAATTTGTTCTTGATGCACGCAGTATTTAATACGCTTAATTATGGTTGGGGACCATTTGAAGTTGTTTGGAAACCAGAAGAAGGATATGTGTATATCCATGATTTTAAGGCATTACTCCACGATTTTACAGATATTCTTGTTTACGTTGATAGTGGTCAATTTGCTGGTTTTACTAATGAAACATTTGGATTTACGGAAGTAAACAATTCCGCGAATAAAGTTCTCGGAATGTATGCTCTTAATACGAACTTTGAATACGAAGGAACAGATTATTATGGCGAATCGGTATATGAAACCATCGCGCCCGCCATTAATGCTTGGAACAATGTGGAGAAAGCAGCTTCGCGCTATGATTCTAAAATTGCCGGAGCGACCTGGGTCATTTATTATCCTGTCGGCAAAACACCGTACAATGGAGTGCCAGAGGAAAATGATGTTATCGCTCGTAGATTGCTCACCACGCTTGAATCATCAGGATGTTTAGCAATACCTGACGAAATACAAGATTGGATGGATGATACACTTGATAGAGAAGTCAAAGGGAAATGGCGAGTAGAACTTATTACTGCAACAGGTGGTGGACAAGATATGTTCATCGACCGAGAAAAGTATCTCGACGTATTAATGATGCGAGGATTTGGATTCGCAGAACGATCTATTCTCGAAGGTAAGCACGGAACGAAAGAAGATGCACAAGAACACGGAGATATTTCTCTCGCAATTGTTGATACTAGGCATCGCTTGCTCACTACTTGCCTTAATCTACAAACTATTCCTCATGCTCTCAGTATAAACTTTGGAAAGAAAATGGCGTATGAAGCGGGTATTGAACCTGCTCCGCTAGTTGATTCACAGTTTGCTCTTATTAAAGACATCTACCGAGTTTTACTTCAGAATCCAAGAGTTGCTGAGGCTGAAGTTGAACGGATTAATATGGTAGATATGAAAGTAGAATTGGGAATACCGAATGATGGAAAGAAAACTGAATTACCTGAACCAGAGCCGACAGGTGGCGGACCTCCTTCATTAACTGCTACACCGAAAAAAGAACCTGGAAAGCCAACAGTGAAGGAGCAAAAGAATGCCTAATTACACTTCACAAGAGAAGTTAAATATTGTGTTCGGAGAAACGAATGTTATTCGTTGGGCGAATCTCTCGAACACTAATAACATCAACAACAAAGAAATCAAGGATCGAATTGACTACTTCTGTTTGATCGCAACTTCTTATGTTAACGGTAGATTCCAACTCACGCGTTACACTGATGATATTCCTTTCGTTGTTGACCATGTACCCCACATGGTTGAATTTATCACAACTTTGCTTGGTGGTGCTCTCCTATTTGACGGTAGAGTTAATCGAGTAATGTCTGAGGATAAAGAGGTTAATAAGAGTCGTCGTGAGTTCGGAAAGTTAATGCGACAGATTCTTTGCGGTCAATTGAAATTAGAAGATCCTTTATCTGGTGAACTCCTTGGAACCTCCTGCTACCTTGCACCATCTGTTGCGTTAGCCCCCAGCAGCGGTGCAGGTAGCGGGAATGGTTGTTGTGCAGGTTGTAATTGTCCTTGTTGTCGTTGGTTGAGTTGTTTTACTACCTGCCATAACTCAAGTTGCTATTGTTACTCTTGCATCAATTCACGAGTTCTCATTTACGCAAATTAGGGGATAAACCAATGCCATATACATGCAAAGCAGTTGGTGAGAAATACCATTTGACGAAACGTGGTTCCGATAAAGCATTCGGAACTCACGATTCGCAAGCTGATTGTATGAAGCAGATGCGTGCGTTGTACGCGAATGAAACAACGCGACCTCAGAACATCACTTTCGACGGTATGATTTTGCAACCGTTTAATTTTGATGAAAAGGTTGCAAATGCTGGAAATGAGATCACTCTTGTAATTAATTCACAAGGCGGTGATTTTCTTGATTCAATTACGATGCACAATAAGATTCGCAACAGCGGTAAGAAAGTCACCGCTTATATAAATCCATTTGCGATTTCTGCCGCTGCTGTTCTTGCGTTGTCCGCAGATGAGATTTATATGGTTGAGAATGGAGTAATGAAGTTTCATGCTCCAATTGCTCGACAGGATGGGTATAAAGACGCTGCTGAATATGAAAAAGTTGCAGCAGGTTTGCGTGTAGCAGAAGATATGCTTGTCAAAACAATGGCAAGCAAGATCAAGAAAACAGAAGAAGAATGTCGCGCTATTATGAACAGCGACGCTTATTATACTGCTGACCAAGCGTTAGCAGCAGGAATAATCGACGGGATTATTCCAATTTATCGTGACCCTGGTTCAATCTCAAATCTGGGTTTTCCTGCTCAGATTATGAACTTTCTTGAGGAGAAAAAAGATATGCCGCTCCAAGAACTTTGTGCAAAGTTTGGTGTTGCAGATGAAACAGCTTTGGAAACCTTGATTGCAAACTTGCAGAAGAATCAAGTCAAAGCGCCGCCGGTTGTCACACCTGCTCTTGTGAACATGGTGAAACAATCGCGCGAGAAAGATTTGGAGTATCTTGTTACTGACGGTATTTGCACGCCAGATACCGTCAATGCTTTGAAACTCGAATTCTTGAATGATGATTCGATGAAGTCGGATTGCATCAAAGATGATCCGAATTCGCAATTCAACAAGATCATCGGAGCAATCAAAAAGAATCCGAAGGTTTTGAACTTCAATCCGAAAACTGGTCGTCAAGAGCCGATTAATGATCCACCGGCTGATGATGAAGAATCGGAAGAAAATCTTGATCCGAAAAAGAATCCTCTTATTGCGAACATGATTGATCGCAAAAAGCAATGGGATGAGCAGAACAAATTAATGGGAGTTCAATAATAAGGAACTCTTTGGTTTTCCCTTTTTGACGTCTTTTCTCCGTAATCTCCGAAATTCAAAGGAAATAACTGATATGGCTACAGAACGCCTTTGCACTCCTGGCGATTTGGTTCCTTACTTGCTGAACCCGCACTTCAATACTGTTTCGGCTATTATCCGAAACCCAACTGCTGGTGTTCAGAGTTTGTATAACATTGTTGGTATGCCAGTTGTACTTGGCACCAATGGTGCTGGTTACAATCTCATGGTTGCTGGTGGTGAAGCCAACGTACTTGGTTTAATTCTTTCAGGACCGCCGGGCGGTTCTGCTGAATCTGTTGCTGCTACAACAAATTCCAAGTTTCCGTATCAAGTTCTGAAACAAGGTCCAGTTGTCGTTAATCGCGACAAGATTTCACTTGTCGATATTGCTGGTGCAGCATTGAATGTTACTTCAATTGTAACTGCATTGTTGGCACTCAACAAGGATTTCGATTTCCGTACTGAACCTGTGAAAAAGACAACGCTGTAATCATCCTCACGGGGCAATCTTCTCTCGCTACACATCTTAACCGGAGATAATTCATATGCCGATGTCAACAACGCTTGATATTTTCAACAACAACGCATTTTCTGCGTCGAGTTTGTCTGTCGCAATTCAAACCGGGCCTTATAAGCCTCGAATGATTGGTGAAATGGGTCTTTATTCTGAAGATCCAATTCGTACTACAACTGCGTGGATTGAAAAGCGACAAGGGAAATTAGCGCTAATTAAAACTAGCGCTCGTGGAACAATGGGAGATGTTCGATCCACATTGCCACGTTCCGCAGTTCCGTTTCAGATTCCTCACTATCCTTATCATCAGAACATTCTTGCTGATGATGTTCAAAATGTTCGTGCATTTGCTTCCAACGAACTTATGGAAGTTTCGGAGCATGTGAACGATCAACTTGAAGGAATGAAAGACGATCACGAAGTTACGCAAGAATTCGGTCGTGTGAAAGGAATTCAAGGTATTGTCTATGACGCAGATAATACCACTGTCATTTACAACTTCTTTACTCAGTTTGGTTTGTCCCAAACTTCGGTGAATTGGTTGACAACTGACGTTTCTTTCGTGACGACAACGAATACTGTTATTCGTACAATTTCCGATAAACTCGGAAGTCAATCGTTTAGCGGTATTGTTGCCTTCTGCGGTGACAATTACTTTGATGCTGTCATTGGGCATCCAAGTGTTCGCGCGGCGTATGATCGTTGGAAGTTTGGTGAATTCTTCCGAACGAATAAACTTGGTCCGCAATTCTACAAAGCGGCAAGTTACAATGGTTTTGAATTTCAAGACATCTATTTCATCAATTACCGTGGTCAAATTGGTGACGCGAAATTCATTGCAACGAACGAAGCGTATTACGTTCCGTTCGGAATTCCCAATCTGTTCATCGAAGTATTGGCACCTGCCGATATGATTCCTTTCATTAATAAGAAGGGAAAGCGTTGGTATGCAAGTAAAGAATTCCTTCCTCATCAGACTGGAATTCAACTTTACACGCAACACAACATTCTTCCTGTTCCATCTCGACCTGATGTTGTTATTAAGAGCACTTGGGCTGCTGCTTAATTGTTTGTTTGCTTCCCTGGCGGGATGGTCGCGGGGGTGCAGGTTTCTCGCCTGTACCTGCACCCCTCTTTATTAGCGAAATTTAAGTATGGCAGGAGAAATATTTCTTCGGATTGATGTTACTGCTGATGTGTCAGAGTTTATTAATATAATGCGATTTGCAGAAAAGAATCGTCCACTTCTTTTACGTACTGCTGCTGAACGATATTTAAGATGGATGACTAAAAGATTTGTTGCTTTTTCAGCAGGTGGTGGACATTGGCCAGAATTGAAAGAGACTACAATATTACGAAAGGAAGCTAGAGCAGAAGCAATTAATCCTTATTGGATTTTACGTGAGTCTGATGATTTATTAAATAATTTATCAATTAAAGAAGATGATGACGGAATTTGGGTTGGATATCATGGCGATGAACCAGATCATTCAATAAGTTCAGAATCAATGATATGGCTAGTTGAGCATCATGCCGTAGATAATAGAGATGCAGTTGCTCCACCTGATCGAGCGACAAAAAGACAAATGACAGAAGATATTAGAAAAGAATTTAGAAAAGTAGTTAAAAGGATGAATAGAAAGGGTAAACAATGAAATTTTCAGAAGAACATCTTGATCCATTTTCAATGGTGTATGATGCTCTATGGGTAATGATTGAACGTAATCAAAAATTAAAAGAGTACATTCCTCCTGGAAATCGTATTAAATATGGAAATGAGACACTTCCAAAGGAAGAAAATGTTGAATCTGATACGCCTGAATTAACACTACTTATCACTGGTGGAACGCATGAATTAATATCATCGTGTTCAACTACAAAATTTAGAAAATCATACGCATGGGCGCTTTCTACTGGCGATTTGGAAAACGCAAGGTTTCATTGGATGGAATTTGAATTGATGAGATGTTTAGTTGATTGGGAAACAACACTAGCACCATTAAAATGGAAAGATTGTCCATTTGTAGTGAATTTAATATTTACTGGTGCTGAAATTGGAACAATGATGCGAGAATTGAATAAAAATGTAGAAGGATGGGCAGCAATGCTTTCAATTGACGTTGAAATGGAATTTCAAACTCGTTTACTTCGTTTAGACCCATTACCTTAGCACTTTCCAAATAAGGACATTAATATGGCAGTATGCTTAGCTCCTCCTCCAGTACGTTCTGGTCGTCATGGATTTGTGATGGAGTATACTGCTCCAGTTACAAATCAAAGAATGTCACGTATTCGTAATTGGACTTTGGATACAGTTACGAATCCATTGCTACGTGTTTATTCTGGAACAAGGTTTGGTACTCAGCGAGAAAGAGGAATTCCTGAATATCAAGGAAGTTTTGCAGGTTGGGGATCAATTCCACCTTTGTTTGCTGGCGATAATTTTGTTTTCCTTGGGTATACTGCACCTGATAGTGGTCAACCATGCACTACAGGTTGTGCGTACAGTGTTCCAGCAATTGTTTCTGAATTAACAATTAATTGGAGTTGGACACATGAAGAACGTCGATCAGATTGGGTGATTAATTTTATGAGTAGAGGTGCAGCTACCTTTATTCCTGATTTTGATGATCCATGTGATGATGCTTTGTACTGTCCAGATTTTCAATGTCTGTGTCCGTTGTTTTGGGATTGCTATGAAGTTGAATTTGATTTTTGCAACATTCATGCTGCAACACTCACATTCAATCCAAATCTTATTGAGTATTCAAATTGTTCAACGATTTGTCAGAAGCAACGAATTGCCGGAAATCTTGATTGGTCTTTAGATATTATGGATCACAATAATTGTAAGATTCCAATTATTGGTGATGACTATCATATTGTGATTCCAACTGATGCTGCTGGAAAGACTTGGGATTTAAAATGGGGTCATCATTCTGGTGTCACCAATTATCTCGTCGATATCGAAAATGGTGCAGTAATTGGGAAAACAAGTCGCTTTGACATGCAAGCTATTAATTGTTGCGTTGATCCTGAACTTGGAGTAATTCTTGATCCAAACTTGAGACAAGTTTGGCCGTATCAAATTGGTTCTTCTTAATTCTTTTGGTCTAGTTGGGGGTCTGCACAAATGTCTGAGAAAAATGTTCCATCTCTTTCTGCAAACGATTCAAAACTTTTTGACGCTGCAATTGAATTTAAGGTAGGTGATGAAGTATTTTATGCTTCAATGCTTACTGATCGAGATTTTGGAGATTTAGATCAGTGGATTAAATCTAAGTATATTAACATGGCATATGAAGCTGCTGATCTTGCTGTTGAAGAAGCAAGTAATGATCGTGAGCGATCTTCTGCATTGAATCGAAGAAAGGAAATGATCGAAACTGCACTTCTTTCTGCAACTAGTATCGGATGGGGTAGTGATGAAGGTTGGAATTTTATGATGACGAGTGAAGGTATGATTCGGTTAGGATTTCAATTTTGTCGTAAACGTCATCCAACTTTGAAGTTTAAAGAGTTTGATAAAGAAGCGCGGAAAGATGTAGATAAGACTGTTGTTGAAATTGATAAGATTTACGGGCGATTTTACCCGAAAAGAGTAAAGGAAGAAAATACAGGAGGAACTCCTGATGGGAACTCGAAAAGTGGATAGCGAGGATATGTATTTGGTGCTTACCGAAAAAGGACTTACTTTCGATGAAATTGCGGATATGAATCATCATCGGCAGTATGTCCTTTATCGTGGATCGAAAATTCAGAAGTTTTCTACAACTGAAGAATTTGAAGCTTGGCAAGCAAGTAGAAAGCTGTAATTAGGAAATACGAATGGCAGCCGACGATAAAATCAGATGGCAAATTTCGATGGCTTTACCTCAAAATGAGGTAAAGCGCATCATGGGTGAAATGAAAAAGCAAGCTCATGCAGAGCTTACTAAGACTTTGCCATTACATTTTGCAGGAGCTAAAGCAGAAGGAAAGATACCGGGTAAGCCATCTGTTCAATTACAAAGAGTAGAAGAAATTGGAGGTAAGAAGTATTTATTTTCCCTTGAGACGTTTGCGAAAAAAGTTCCTCATAGAAGTAAAGAAACTGGAAAAGCTACTCTTGAGGATATAGATCGAGGATATCGTCTTTCTGTTAAGGAACTTCGTGAGACTACAAAAAAGGTGCTTAGTGAGGATGCACAAAGAATTCGCGAATTAAAGCAGAAGATTAAATATCAAGAAAAAGATGTTCAAAAGGCAGAAATTGAAAAGTTCTTTACTGCTGGATTCAAGGATGTGAATAATGAATTAAAATTTAGGCTTAATAAGATCAATAAGGAATTGAATGTTGAGAAACTTGCTGGTTTACGCGCAAAAATTGCTGGGATGACCGATCCTAGTGGTGTTACTAAAGTAATTAATAGGTTTGTAAAGAATAATGCAGACTTAGTGAAAGAAGCCGATGAGATTCGAGCAGAGGTTAAAAAGAGATTCTCATCGGAAAAACTCGCTGCAAGAAAGGAAGAATGGCAGTCGTTAAAAGTTGAAATGACAGGGAGGGATATTCCTGAACAAATTTCGATGGTTAAAGATTTTGCAGTTAAGCATAGGCAATTTAGGCCTGCGCGAGCAGCTTTAAGAAAGCTTAGGATTCAAGAAGCGAATGCGATTCAAACTGCTGATAATAAAGCATTAGCAGAAGCAAAAAAAGAATTTGCTAGTGTACGTTCGCACGCACAGTCACTTGATCCGATTAGTGGGATTAAATTTGTAAAAGATTATAAAAAAGAAGAAGGCGCTTTAATTGGTGATGCAAATCTTTTGCTGAAAAGATTAGGTCTTAAATTTAAAGCAGTAAGAGGTAGCTTAGCACAAAAGCAATTTGCTGCTACGAAGGTTGATATCACTGGTAGAGAAATTAATGATGCAATTGATATAGTTCAAAAGCATATTGCTGATGGACTTGGAATGCCAGAACAAGCGAAAGCTTTATTGCGTAGTCTTGAAAAGACTAGAGCTACGAAAGGTAGAACGCAGCGTAAGGCTGATTTTAATTCTAGACTTCGTGATGTTCAGCTACTCAGCTCTAACGATCAGATAGATGCGTATACCGAAATAATTAAAACTACTACAGGATGGATGAGGAGAGAAGCAATTCTAGCTAGACGACGAGCTAGAAGAAATATTCAGCAAAATGCAAATAGAACTGCACAAGATCAGAAAAGAAATTTTGCTAATATTGCATTATCTGCTGCTGGTGCCGGTCTTGGATTACTTGGTCCGATGGGATTTCCATTATTGAATGTTGGTTTTGCTGCAATGTCCGGTGGTAAAATGGCTGCTGGAATAGTTGGGTTTACTACAGCACTTGGTGAAGCAATACGAATGCTGGACGGTTTTGCTCAACGAACAGAAGGTGCTGCAAGAACCTTAGGATTTGTGCCTAAATCGTTAAAGCTTATTGAATCTAGACAACAAGCAATAGAAGCTTTTGCTGGTTTTGGTGCATTGAATGTAAGAGAAATTGGATTACGCAGACGACAAGAAGATTTATCATCATCAGGACTTACTGGAGTTGGATTGAATGAAACATGGGGTGCGATAAAAGAAGCTACATTTACACAAATACAAAAATTAGCGACTGGTCAAAGTAAACGATTTGGCCCACCTATGGGTGCCGATATTACTTTTGGGTTGCAAGGTTGGGTAGACGAGTTTATGGAGATGAAAGATGAAATAGAAGCAACAAGACTTCCAAAAATGGAATCAGCTTTAAAATCAGCAAGAGCACAAGTATTTGGAGGTTCTGTTGGTGTTGAATCTGACCCTTATGAAGTATGGAAAAGAATTCAATCTGCTGCATTTGATACGAGTAAGAATGAAGAATTAGAAATAGCAAGAACTTCGTTGAAAACATTAGAAGAAATGGTTCAAATTGAAAGAGAAAGAGCAGCAAGAGAGAAGTCGGCAGAGGCATTACCTTGGTATCTGAAAATGTTACCTTCTCTCTAAAGGTTTAATTATGGCAGAGATGCTTCCTAGAAGCGGTAAGTTTGGCTACTTTATTAAATATAATCTTGAGGACAGCACCATTAGCGTGCTACCAATAGGTAGTTGGGAATTAAATGTTACTAAAAATAGGACAATGTATAGAACAGCTAAATCATTCCCAAATTTTGTTAGATCAGGTATGCCAGTTAGTGAGACTTTAAGCATATATGGATTTAATTATTCACCTGCTTTTTCTACAGAAGGTTTAGTTGAAGGTCGTATTGGTTGGTTTGATTTAGTTACGAATAAATTGCATTCTATTGGCGTTAAAGCCAGATTGCAGAAATTTCAGTATGTGCTTGATTATCGCGTAGGACAGCAATCACCACCATTTTCATGGACTGCCGATTTCGTAGATTTTACAGAAAATGATAGTAACGCCGAGTACGATAAATATTTTTTTGAAGAAGATGATTCAGCCGAATCATTAATTGAAAAATTTAAGCAAGAGTGCTTTGTTCGTCAATGTGATAAAACTATAGAAACAGATGACGTGCTCTACCATGATTTAATACTGCATCATGTTAAAAGAGCTGTATTAACATTTCAAAGAGAAATGTTAGACTTTATAGACACTAAGTCTTATCCAAGATTTGCGAATGGAGATGGAACAAGAGATTGGACTGCTGAATTAGAGATAGAAGGTGATTTTAATTATTGGTATGATAAAATCAATTATGAAGGTACTATGCGGAAGTCTAACTTATATAGATTCCATTTTGGACCCGATCCACTTATAGTAATTGAGCCTCCAAAGATGCACGTTCTTGGACTAAGCAATTTACTTACGAATATTGAAACTGCTGAAATAGTTTCCGCTACTGTTTCCTTAGGAGCCGCACAATAATGTCAATATGGATTCCTAATCCAACTTTTGGTAGCTCATCATCTGATGATGATGAAGTAACTGAAATTCACGGATCACATGATGAATCACATAATATTCTTAGTGGAAATCCGACATTTCGAGCTAGATTAGCTTGTCCGTGGAATCAATATTCAAGAGTAGTTAGTGAATTATTGGGTAAACCGCAACCGTGGCCACATCCAACTGTTTTTGATAAAGCTATTAGTGATGCTACAGCGGTTTCGATTCAATTGATTAATGATAAGGGTGACGCACTTACTGACTCATCTAAACAAAAGTTTGAGTATAAGCATTTTGCCATATTTGATGTAGTGTATATGGCGAGAAAAGGATTGTATTTTTTGAACAATAATGATGAAGAAATATATGTTGAAGATGAGATTCAGCATCGTGTTGAAACTCAGCCAATGAATCATTTATTGCTTAAATGGGGTAAAAATTCCAGTAGTGCAGTAACACTGACTGAGGGTGCAGCTGCGCCTTCATTAACCTTTAATGAAGCGCCGGTTAAATTTGGAATTGGTGAAACAATTGTTAAAACTATTGAAGGATGGTGCTGTGATCTTTCTAATGTAGCTGTTGAAGGTACGGTTAATGACAGCGCATTACATTCTTTTATCCTTGATCGTGATTTTCCAGCTTTAACGCTTAAATTACGTTCTATAACTGCAACACCGTTATTTTCATTTCGTAGTTACAGAGACGAAAATCCTTCTGGACCACCACCAACTCCAACTCCACCGCTTCCTAAAAGATATGAAAGAAGTGGTAGAACTACTTTAACTTTAAGACTTCAATATGAGTATAGAGAAGATGGATGGGAAAGGTTTTGGAGGAATACCCCTAAAGCCGCAGAAGCTGGATATTATCATATGATTGATAGTGAACCTCCATATGCTAATGTGATTCCGTTTCCTGCTGTCGATCATAAAGCATATTGGGAATAATATATTATGAATATTGATAGCATTCGTGATCGAACAATAGATAATCAACTCTTGAATTTTCAAGAGATGAATGTCATATTGAATATGCTCCGTGGACTAACGAGCGGGTCAATGCAGGAGAGAAATTATTTAGGAAATACAATTCTTCCAGATCGTCCGTATATTGGGACTATCAACGTAAAATTCGATCAATATCTTACTTACGATATACCGCCATACTCTGTATTTCCTTTAATATTCAATGGGCATGAATTTTTACCGTATATAGCTACGGCCGATTTTAGTGGTGAAGGGGAATCACCTATATTCTGCACTAATGGACCGTTCCCATTAAAGACTGGCTCGAAATTAGATTGTTTTATCGTTGGTGATGATACCCCAAGATTAGTGCATTATACATTATTTAATACTGGTTCAGTAGTGCCACAATTTGGAGATAAGGTGCAATTCTTTGGCGCTTTTGTTGGGGGTAGCGATACTATTCTTGCAGTTGAAACTTTTTCAGATCGTGATAATAAAGGGCATTTTGTATGCGTTTCAGAACCAGATACAACTACTCAAAGAATATGGGTATTGCGAACTTATTTAGCTAAAGATGATGTAAAATTCAAACCATTAATGCTAATGAGGGCGCATGATTGGATGGACGTAGGTTGTGCTGTTGAAGTTTCTATTTGGAATTTCTATAGTGATTCATGGGAACCTGATGCTGCTTTAGCTGGTGGTGAACCAGTTGCTTCTGCTATAGCTCAAGATGTTGGCAATCGTAATTTCCTTAAACCAAGTGATCTTTGTTGGGGTAGATTTTTAGGAACTACAAAATCAAGCTCTAGTAGTGATGATGACTCAGTAGATGTATATGAAATCATTGGTGAAAATGGTTTGCATCAAACAGGAAAAGCAATGACACCTGTTGATTGCGGACAATCTGCCGATTTTGAAATTACTTGTGGTGATCCAGAAGCAGGATCGCCGGGTGAGTATTTTCCAGAAGATAAAGATATTGATATGGAGGATCTTTCTGCTAATGATTATTTAACATTAAGAAAACAATTAAATGGAGAATCTGTCGCTTGCCCAGGAGACATTAAAAAACATACAATTGAGGCTTGCACCCCCAGCAAAGGTTGCGTGCGACATATATTTGAAGGTGAATTTGCCAAACTCCGTTATATCACTTCAAATAGAAAATGGGAAGCTCGACCAGTACCGGATACACTATTTGCTAAAGGAACTCTTTACGCAGAAATGTGTCCAGAAAATGACGGTCAAATACAAGGTTTACAACCATACGGTTGTTGTGCTGGACAACAAACAGTTACTATTCCAAACGGAACAGCGCTAAATACCAGTGATTTCAAACTTGCTGGAAAGACTGGGTATAATGTATTCGCTGTTTATAGCGGTGTGGGTAATACTTGGATGATTATCCAAGTATTACACGAAGAAGTAGAACTTCTTGAAGATGTTATATCTGACATCGGCACTTCTGATGATTGTCCATCAGTATCTGGAAAGAAGCGTAAATTCGCATTGATGACTTGTGTTCCAGAACCAGAACCATTTGATCTATTAACTTTCGAGAAGATGGATGCAATTACTGGTATCACTTTAGGAACGTGTGGTCTTGAATTAGAAAAGACTTCAATTTGTGTTGCAGCAGTTGGTGCTAGTAGTGCAGGTGGTACAGTTGATTTTCAGCAAGTTGAAGTTGTAACTAATGTATTTGCTGGTCCTGATTGCAGCTTTACAATAGATAAAAAACTTGTATGTGTTGCCGGATCATTAGGAGCTTCTCCGTCACTTGCCACTCTTATGACTGTAGATGTTGATGTAGTAACATCATTTGAAGTTTATGATACTAGCGGTGATTTGCTTAGTGCGCCAGATGATGGCGGAACGTGTCAGGTACTTGCGAAAACTAAAACTATCAAAGTCTGTGCCGCATCAACAGAAAGTCCATTTGCACTTGATGTGATTACATTTGAATTGCAATCTCTATTGTATAATGTTTATGATGATGGTGAAGATATTATTGGATGCTGGTTAGATATATTTGTTCCGTGTGTTGGTGGCTCTTTCTGCGATGTAGTTATTCCAGTTGATCCTTGCCCACCAGAAGGTAGTGGTACACCAGAAGAATTAATCATGCACGAAAGAATGCTAAGAGAAGCTGAACAACTGAGAATAAAATTAGATGGGTCTGATTCGTAACGGAACTAGAATACTTCGAGCTAAGTCTGGAAAGTTAGCTCACTCTCTCAATTGCTGTTGCAAGAAATTAAATTGCAGTCAGAAATTGTGCGATTGTGCTGTTACTACTCCACCATGTTTATCTGCGCCTTCATACCGTTACCGAATGAAAACTGGTGACTTCACTAATTGCTTGCCAAATTGCTTCGATCAAGTAAATACTAATTTTGTTAATGCTGGTGCTGGTCCTGGTGGTGTCGGTATTTCAATGGCAAGATTAGGTGGAACAAGTTGCTGTTCTTTTGGTCCCGGCGCAACTATTGGCGTTTGCAATTGTGCTATTCAACCTGCAATGATAACTCCCGGTCAAATGGGTGTTCTCACTTTAATGGGTTGTGAAGAATATAATGGTGAATGTCGTGTGAGAGCTAAACTTGCTATAGCTAATGCAGAGTTTATGTGCTTCCCGTTCCGATTAGATGCAACTATTGCTGCGCCCAATGTAATGACCTTAATTGCAGGTACTACTTTCCCTTGTTGCAATACACCGACTGAAATGGAAGTTTGGGCTGGATAATTATGACATTAGCATCACGAATAAAGATTCAGGAGCAAACGAAGAAGGCATTTGAGCAGTATGAAAGAGTTAAACGTGCTGAATCAAAGCAAATGGCTATTTATTCACAATTTGATTGTGGATACCGTTCTCCAGCCAATACATGCACTTTGTATGGTGATTGTTCTCAAATTCCTAAAGACGGTGCAGCTTATTGCGGTAGTTGTTCTAGTAGGTTGATTGAACTTGGAATTGCATTAGTGCAACCAACTCTTAATGAATTACCTTCACAACTACTCGAACCAATATTTAGGCATAGAGTTGGTAATTTGGCAGTCGATCAGTTTCAGCTTAATTGTGGTATAATTAAGTATGAAGGTAAGACTTTACTCGCTTATCGTAAAGGTTGGGGTAATGCAGAAGTCTGGTTAGCTGAATTGGATGATAATTTTGATGCAATATCGAATGTAAAACTAGAAGTGCCTGCTACAAAATATAATGAATTAGGGTCAGAAGATCCTCGTTTATTCATTCACGAAGGTAAGCTATTCTTAATGTTTATTGGGTATACGCAAGCGACAGGTAAGCGTGCAACCCATATTCTTTACTCGCTTATCTCATCGAATGGTGCAGTAGTTTCTACTTTCCTTCCGTATCTATCTGCTAGAGGCGCTTGGGAAAAGAATTGGGGATTCTTTTCTTACAGGAAGGAATTGTATGCTGTCTACTCGATTCATCCACATATCATCATTAAGGTAAGTGATGATCGTGCTTGGATCAGTACAATTACTTCATTAGTGTATCCTGATTATTTAGGTTCGCCTCGTAGCGGTTCTTCACCATTCCTTCATAATGATGAATGGTATTGCTTTACGCATAATTGTTTTCGTTATGGAAATAATCGTTGGTATGGAATGTGTTGTTATACATTTGAGAATAAACCACCATTTAAGCCATTAAGGTATGCAGATGGATTTTTAATGTTGCCGGATAAAAAAGATCGACCAGCTTCGCATGTTCCACACGTTATTTTCCCGAACGGTGCTTACTTGGAGAATAATGAGTGGATAGTAAGTTACGGATACTATGATAAGTACAGTGAAGTTGTGAAATTTGATGCGATGCAGCTTGAGGGAGTATTGAAGCCAATATGAAGCTATATTGTATATGTTGCGATCAAATTCCGTGGCGAAAAGAAGCCGCGATTAAAGAATTCGCAACACAAAACCTTGATGTTGAAATGTTTCAAGGTATCCACGGACCAACATTTGGTTTAACCGCAAGATTGCCATGTTTCGACAGTAAGCCGTATTTTATTTCACCTGGGTATATTGGCCTTCATCTTTCTAACTTATTATTATGGAGTAGATGTTGTGAGAGAGATGATGAGCATATTGTAATCTTTGAGGATGATCCAGTTCTTTTGCCGAACTTTATGGCTCGCCTCAATGAAGTCATTGAAGTTCTTCCGAGGTATTGGGACATTTGTAATCTTTCACCTTGTTGCGATGAAGAATCTAAAACAACGCAGGATGTTAATGAGTTATTGAAAGTAACGAAATATCCGATGTGCATGAACGCAATGCTTTATAATAAGAAAGCGTTGCCATTCATTATCAAGCAATTGAGTGTAATATGCAACTCGCACGTTGATATTGAGATGGAGAAGTTAGTTCTTCCATATCTCAATCAATACTGTGTCAAGGCACCGCTTGCAAAACAAGTTGTCGATTATAGCGTATGTGGCAGAGGAGAAAGAACATATAAAGATTTAGAAGGGTGGGAATTTGATTTCAGTGTCATATATGATGAAGCATTAGATAGGGTACAAGCTCCATCTGTATTTGTTGAAATTGGTTCATGGTTCGGCAAATCTGCTTCGTATATGGCAGAAGAAATTAAACGTAGATACTTACCAGTCAACTTCTACGCGGTTGATACTTGGAAAGGATCAATGAATCAACCAGAAATGCTGGAAGTAGTTCAGAAACATGGCGGAGATTTATTCAAGAAGTGGCAGATGAATATGTCGGTCACTGGAGCTATTGACTTTGTAATCCCGATACAGAAAGATTCAATTGAAGCTGCTAAGCAATTTGAAGATAAATCGGTTGATTTTGTTTTCTTCGACAGTGAGCATACATATAAGCATTTATTAGCTGAACTAGCTGTTTGGCTGCCGAAGTTGAAAGATACTGGTGTTGCAGCAGGTCACGATCTTGTTTTATTTCCAGAAGTGCGTAAATGCGTACATGCAGTATTTGGAAATCAATACAGAACATATAAGAATTCTTGGATCGTCGAAACACATCCGAATAAGTATGCAGCTAATACGTCGCCAGTTAGAATGACATCAAGAGAAAGAATTGCTAAACAAACAAAAGCGGCGATAGAGCGACGCCCGCCAAAACGAATGCGTCAAAATAAAGGACATTATCCTTTAGTTTTATTTAATTGCATTCATCGCGGAACAGATAAAATAGGTGAAGTACCATGCGGCTGTTCTACTTCACCACCAATATTTAAATGCAATCATCCTTATTTACAACCACCAAAGTTTAGTGGTGAGTGTGTTAAGATAATTGAAATTGGAGCAAGAGAGCAGCTAATAGAAGAAAGAAAGTTACTTGTCTGTCAGAGTTGTACTCTGAGAGTTTCTGCACCTGGCGTTCCAGGTACAGTAGAAGAATGGAAATTACTTAATAATTCAGAAGGAGATAATAATGTCTCAAGAGCTTCCGACCAGACCGGAACAACAGAGGAAAGAAAAGAAACCGCCAGCACCTAATGACGCTGAAATACTTACGAAAAAACTTGGTTTAACTGCATTTGGTGTTGCACAACCTGAAATGCCATCGGCAGCGGCGGAAAGAGTTCCCGAAAAGCCTGATGATGTTCCAGAAAGAACAAAGCAATGGCTGGACAAAACCGTACCAGAAAAGCCCGTGGTGTTGGAGAAATAGTCAAGCAAACTTTATCTGCTTGGCATATTAGTTCCCACGTCGGCTGTAATTGCGATGCTCTTACTAATGAACTCGATGCGGTAGGCGCTGACGCAATAGAAATATTATTCGATGAATATGTAGATAAGTTCATCGAATCTTCAAAGACGTGGCGGGAAACGGGAAATCTTATCCAGAGACATATCCCGCTTCCGCCACGTTTTGTTTTTGAAGAATTACTTGAGTATGGAATTACGAAGCATCGGGAGGAATCTTCTGCTTCCCCTGATTAATGTTTGTAATTTCAACCGCAACTGATTGAAGGAAATATTTTACTCTTTCTTCAAAGAATGCTGGTTCATTTTTACGTTCAAAAACAACTTCTCCTGGGAAGTTCAATTCTCCACGATATTTCTGGCCTTCAACCAGTTTCATCACTGTGATAAAGAATCCACCTGTATATCGGTCGGATTCTATCTTGTAATCGTCAATCACACGATCTATCTTAGCGCTAATCAATTGCAGGATCATTTTCATTTCCTTTCATCAACTTTTCGAGTTGTACTTCAGTAATGTGCATTCGATCTACGAGATTATCTACCGCTTGGATATAATAATCCCACTTTTTGTATTGTCCTGATGGATGCGCAGTTGAATCATCTGTGCCAATAATCTTGTAGATGATTCCACCGATAGAAACATTCTGACCGATATCAAATTTAAGTTTTCGTGGCTCTGACATTTTGCTCTGCTTCTTTCTTTAGTTCGAGTAAGAACGGTAAACAACGACTCCAAATATACCTTCTTCTAACTTCTTTCTTGCCGTGTATCATACCATGACACATATGGCAAATTGAAAGTAAATCTTCATCTCGTTCAAAACCGAGACGTTCATACGTTCGGTGATGAACTTCAGTTGCCCAGCGAAGTTCGCATACTTCGCACAAGCCATCTAGGCGCTGGCGAACTAATTCAGTGCGCGCGAACCATTCGGGTGAATTAATATAAGCGTAATAGTCAATCATCTTTTCTCCTCATCCCTACTGGATATTTCCAAACTTCATCATTGATCCAGATTGGTTCATCCTTATCAAGATATTTGATCCAATTACTCGGATTAGGTCCAAGCGTTGAATCAAATAGAATTAGATAAAACAAACAAGCTACTGCCATTTCAGGTGAGTTACCTGTTCCACAAGGTGGAGTTCCCGGTAAATCGAGACAATCAGCACGATAATAATGCTCATTCACTTGGTCAATTTTGATGTTCATTTCTGAAAATCCTCCTTCCTCTTGAATTCCCTGTATGTGACGAAGATATTCTCTACCTTCTCACAGAAGTCGATTATACTCCTTGCACGTTCTAAATCTTGACATTCAATTGCAATAGTAGCATTACCTCTGAATGCTGCCATCACTGAGTCAATATTAAAAGCTACCTTCTTGAATTTATTCAGTGTAACCGATTGGTCGTGTAAAGGAAACCAGTAGATACCGTGATTCCTTATCCAAGTCGATTTTCCACTTGCTGGTGGTCCGTAGCAAATTATTATGTGGATCATTTATATTTCACCTTTCTGCTCTCTGGTTTTGGAAATCTGTTCTTCAATTTGTGGCAGTTGCGGCAACCTGTACTTGCAGTCAAAGCGTCTTGCACTAGAGTTGCAATGAAACCACATTTCTCGCATTCTACAGAATAATAGTGGTATCCACCGCGCGAACCGACTAATCGAAGTATCTTCTTACCACTCACAACCTGCCCAACCTTATAGTAAACTCTCCGTTTATACGGGTAAATCTTCCTACCCTTCTTTACGCGACTATCCAATGCGCGTGACATTACTTCCTCCCCATAAAAATGTCAATGAGGAATTGATCTAATTCCTCATTCAATGAAAAAACATAAAGCTCCAATGCTTTATAGTCATCAGGTCCAATTTCAAGTAAATACTTGAAAGCCTTTGCTCCAGCGTAGAAAGCTCTACGCATTTCGGTAACTTGAATTTCAGGTGCATCAGGTGGAATAACATTGAATCTGAAATCAATGAATTGCTGTTGCAATGTTCGCTGTGGTGGAAGTTCTGGCATTTTATCTCCTAGTTAATACTGTAATTAATTGCCTAATTAGCCCCTGGTCGCCCTGTTTCGCCCCAATCAGGGGGTGGTCAGTCGATTTTTGCCTCTATACGCCAATCCTATAGGGTAGACTTTGCGAGCCTTGAGCGCTGGCTATCGAAACGGGTTTCGGGTCGATTCGGTAGGCGATAGCCTAGCCTAGCCCACGCTAGGGGCTGCCATTTTGACAGTCTACCCATCCTGGCCCAGCAGGGTAATTACCCGATTAATTCAAGTTTATTCTTCCCCTTCAATAAAGTTCGGCTCAATGAATTCCCTTCTGAATGAATTTAATTCTTCATTCAACTTTGAAGTTAATTCAATAGCTTCATCCTTCGTCAAATTACGCGCGCACATCATTGCACCGGGTCCATTATATGCAATGAACATCACGGTGAAGATATTCTGAGCGTAGCTGCAATAACTAAATCTTCCGGTTAATCTTGGGATTTCCGGTTCTGACGTTCTTGAATCTCTGCGATCATCAAGCGGTGGCACCATTCCAAATTCCTCTCTCAAATAAAGTATTGTTTGCATTTTCTAGTTTCGATTTGAAAATTTCTTTCTTATCTGTGAACCTCCAATTCATATCTGATATTCCGTACTCAGCTTTCAATGGAACACTAAACTGTACGCCTTCAATTGGCTTCTCAATTTCTTCCAAAATCAATGGCACTAATTCTTTCACTCTGCTTCTCTTAATAGAGAAAAGAAAAGCATCGTGAATAAGAGCATGAAGTATACAATCCATTGAAATAAACTTCTGTAATCTCAAGCAGATATCTTTGAATATGTCTGCTGCACTTCCTTGGCACACACTATTGAATGCTTTGAAATGAAATTCATATGGTAGATGTCTTTCCCTTCCTAGCAATGTTCGCACGAATCCTCTGCTCTTGATTACATCACCCGCTCTGTATTGCGTTGGTTTTAATTCAGGTAAAGTCTCATGGTATTTGTTGTATACTTGCAATGCGCGTTGCACCCTTAATTCTTCAGTTTTTAATTCACCAGCAATTTCTTTTAAGGATGAAAGCATAGTGAGGCACTTACCCTTACCTCCCCCATATCCAAGCATGAAATTAACATTCTTTGCAGGTTTACGCGGTATCTTACACATATCAGCAACCCACACATGAAAATCAGTAGTAGGATCATCATTGAATGCTTTGATTGCTTTTAGATTGTTAATGTAGTGAACGATGATTCTGAATTCAATCTGCGATAGATCGAAGTTCACTAACACATATTCATCTTCCCACGGAACAATGTATTCTTTTGCGGGTTCCGAAAGTTGCATCATGTTCGGGAAAGTACATGACAGCCGCCCAGTCCTTACAATCTGATTATTATTTGGATGTATTAAATCCCAACCTAAAACGTGTTGTGTTATGTATGGAGTGGTGAATGAGGTCAGTAATTTCTGTTCGCGTTGATAATCAAGATATGTTTTAACTAAATGTGGATTCTCATCATAATGTTTGAACACAGATGCTTTATCAAAGCTATATTCTATTTCATCTTCTGGTAATTCACATTCAGCAAGCTTCTTCAATGTTTTTTCAGTAAAATCCATTTTCCAACCGAGTACATCACAGAATAATTTCTCAAGATATTCTTTCTTACCAGGATAGAAATGCTGCATTCCAGTTAAGCTTTTGATCTTTGTTATTCTTCGATGCTGTCTACCATGTATTCCTTTCAAATCTTTCATCAACTTTTCTCTGTCGGTCTTTAATCCAATTTGCTCCATTTGAAGAAGCATAGGAAGAAGTTGATGTTCTGTATTTACTACTCGTTGGCATCCTTTATGAATATTTGCATTACACCATCTATATAGATGACGAACGGCAAGAACGTCAACTGCGGCATATACTGACATATGATCTGGTGGTATTAATCCATAATCTTTTAATTTTCTACCAAGAAATTGTTTTATTCCGGCTTCATATGGTGTAATGTCAATCCCAAGTTCTTTCATCATCTCAGTCAAACCATAACTAAATTTTTCCTTTATCGGTGCGAGCTTTGAAAGATTCAAAGTATCGAGCATCGCACATTGTGGAATATATCCTGTTTCATTAATGAGAACATGCAAATCATACTTGATATTATGATTAACCCAGTATTTTGCTCTCTGAAGTAATTCTTGAATCCATTCAATTATTCGTTCAGATGAGATATTAGGGCAATCATTTCGATTATAACAATACTCACCCTTATCATCAATAAAAGCATGTCGCACGGGGGCGTAATAAGGTATAGGCTCATTGTCAAAAAGAATCGCTACACCAAGTATTTTGCACTTTTCATGGGGATGTATTGATGCAACATCTTTTTCACCTGATGTAGTTTCAAAGTCAAGATAAAGATTTGTTAGTGAAGATGGGAGAGGTAATTCATCATTTGGATGAAGAAGTTTAACGCAAGTATTCCATACCGGATCAATACTATTTCCTAAATAAGTAATCGGTAGTTGAAGCATATCAGGAGCCTTTGGATCAGGAGCTTTGTTGTAATTTCGCTGCTGCTACTTTTGCTCTTGCATCTGCGTATGCTTTTGCTTTCATTGCAGCAAACTCAGCATATACTTGATGCCCAGGAAATCCCTTTATATCTATCATATGGATATATCCATTTTCTTCTGGATATTTTATTGCTTGCTTTTCATATTGTGTATAATCCTTACAATAAAATACGACTTCCCATTTAAGGTCTGCTGGTATCCATTTTGCGATTATATATTGCATCGGTGGTGCTCCTATCTTTGGTTGCTGTTTCCAAAACTTTAACGGACAAAAATCTGGAACTACTGGCATGAAGCCAATGAAATTACTAAATTCGCCAGCATCAGGAGTATTAATCCCAGGAGTAAACAAATCATCATGCCCGCACCAGAATTGATATGCTTCATCTGGTAACTCCATATCCTTACGTTCTTCGTGAATAAGATGTTCGCATCCATCACAAGTTTCTGGTTCGCTTTCCATACTCACTCCTTATTTGGATTACGCATCAGTGATTGACGCCAATCCATACCAACTGGGAATTCCATTTGAACTATTCCAGTTAATCTACAACTCGGACAATCTGGATACCAACAATCAGTTACTAAAGTCGGTCTTTCTGCGAATGCGTACCATTCTTCATTCGATTGCATCGCAATATACTTTGCGATTAACCATTCTGGCCAAGTCCATTTCTTTTTCAGGATTACCGCTCGAAATGATTTCCAAGTAGAGAACTTCTCATCAGGCTCTTTGAGTTGTCCGTAATCGTCAATCCAATAGTCAGTAGTGGTAGGACAACGCATCACCGCATCAGCCAATTCGTAACCTTCGGGAATTTCTACTCCAACTAATGCTATTCTATTCGCTACAATTTCCACTTTTGGTTCCTCACTTTTTGGATGAACAGTTTCAGTACCACATCGAGTACATTTGTGTTTTTCACCAGATGGAACTTGATATGGTAATTTAAGCATGTAATCTGAAGTGCAACAATATTGACAATACATTTATTTACTCCCTAAATAATGAGCATTACGAACAAACTCTGACGCCATGAATCTAGTTAAATCCCTTCGGAAATCTGGTTGGTCATCCAACCAAATAAGATAATCAAAATCTACTTCTTCAAGTTTGGTATTCTTCCATTTACCAAATCCCATGACGTGGGAATGATAAAAACTCCTGGCTTCATCATACGGCATTGGGGTGAAGTTATGCTTCGGTGGTTTACCTACAAATTCTTCTGCAACTCGACGAGTAACTTCACTTTGTTCTTCAGTTGTGAATGGGTACTCGTCGAGTACGTTGTTAATTAATTCGATGCACGCAGTTACAGCTTCACTTTTTTGAATGTTACGTCGAAGCTGCAACTCTTTATCTTCATTATTACAACTTGCCATTTGCAATCAATCTCCAATCTTTTTCTAGGCGTTCAGTAAGCTCTACAATTTGCTGCGAATGTTCATAGCAAGGTGTGATATTCCAAACTCTCGGCACTCCAAGTGGACAATCTATTACTGGCCAACTTCCGCTACAACCACATTCGTAGCGAATAATTTTAGCAACGTAGACAGCTTTCAGCATCATCTTCTTCTCCCTTGTTCAAGAAATTGAATTGCCTTAATAATATTATCTGCTGCTTCCATTCCATTTTTTATAGAAGTATCATACCCATCTAACTTTTGTTTTGCGTATTCAGGATTAGTAGCAATTTTTTGTACATCAGCACGATTAGTTACTAATGTCCTGATATAAAATTGTTCATTTTTAAAAAGTTTTTGTAGTTGTGAAATGTCATTTATCGCAATATATTGCTGTATGCTATATGTGTGCTGTGGTGTTGTCATTAGAACTTTTCCTTTAAGTAATCAGGTGGAGGTATATCCAAGTTTAATTCTGCAATGAACTTGATGAATTCGGTGGTCTTGGAGTAGCGATCACCTTTGATTTTTTGAAGTGCATTGCATTGAATTAACTTTGCAAAAAACGTCGCACCTGTATGAAAATCTCCGCATAAGTCTCGAACAAAATTACTCGATATAACATCCTCTGATCCTAAACGCACGATGATAGATTTCGCATTCATCATGCCGCGAATGAAATCTTCCAATGATTTCTTATCTCGTAGTAATGTTGACGCTTTCACCGAATTTGCTTTTTCATTTAATTTAATTGAAGGTGCAGAATAAATTCGATCAAGATATCTTGCAATATAATCAACGTGACAATTTCTTACTACTAACTTTTCCTCTTTATCTCCTGGTTCGTAGCTGCAAGTACGTGCTGCTAATGCAGTAGATAATTTTGCAATCTTTAAATGAGCGGCATTCGTATTCAGTATAGGCGGTCCATATCCGTACTTCTCACAAAGTACAGATGTTGTCTTTAGGATATGCGGTATATCCTCAAACTCTACCTCAGTACACTTCCACGCTTTTAATACGAGTTGCTCGCATAAAATATCAGTATAAACATGTGATATAACTGGTGGTGAAAGACGTGTTTCATCGAGTAACTCGCGATTAATATCGTTCTTACCAATGACAACTACAAAGTCAAATCTTCGTAAATCTTCATAACGTGAGATTATACCTGATGCTGCATCTATTCCATAGGTATAGCTATCTATTTGTCTACCATCCGCTGCATTACTGAGTGCGATTAATCTAACTCTTGCTTTCTTTTTCCTATTCTCAATCTTACTTAACTTTATCTCTCCGCTTGATCTAACTTCAGTAAACTTTGTGAATACTGTTTCCGCCATTTGTTTTAATTCTTCAAATATGACTAACATTCTGTCATTCTTTGGATAAACACCATATACCGCAAAGTTCTTTTTACCGTGTGAATCAATACCGATTAATAACCCTGCTGGTGTAGCGTTCTGGCAATCAACTGTCACTCCAAGTGAATAATGATGTTGAATTTGCTTTGTTATTTCAGATTTACCTTCTGAAGTATCACCTACCAGTAATAACTCCAACCAACCATTACAATATGTTTCGCCTAAATTGAAATGTAATACGCTATGATATACAAGATCAACTGCTATATGAACGTCACGACGTTGATATATGCGTGTAACATTTGCTTCAAAATCAGTGTAGATTTGATTGAGCTTTTCATCTATAGCATCAATTGACCAGTCACGCGGTTTGAATATCGAAAGTTCTGCACTTGCTGGTGGCAAATAAGAATCGAGAGCATCCCTGGTTTTTTCAATGCTACTAATTAGATAAGATGCTGCTTGCGTCTTTGGTGATGGATGTAATCTGCCGATTAATTTATACGTCTCAGGCTCAATTACTGGCGGACCATCAATGATATATCCTACTCGTTGCGTTAATGGTTCAGCGCGTGAAGTTGCTTCTATTTCTTCCTCTAACCTTACTTCTGCAACGGAATAACTTTCCTTGGCGGCAAAAGAACAAACTTTACAAGATGGAGGAATACGAAAGCATTCTCTAAATGTTTTGATATGTTCAGAAGTCCGTTCACCAATAAGAGCCAAGATTGCAGGATTTTCAGGTGCAATCTTCATTATCGTACCGATCATTCCATTTGATTCTTTAGACAACATCGCAGCACTATTAACATCACAGTGCATACATATTGCTTGTCCACGTGGACATGATACCTCTACTTTCGATGCAGCGAAATAAGTATCATTATTCACAGCAGCAACTATTGCACTTATTTCAGTACGCTTACCAACATTTTTTGGATCAAACCCATCACGAAAATATACGGGCATTGGTGTATCATCTAATAGTTCACCAGCAGGAATCATTACCCATTCTGGAGTTTCGAGCAGTTTTGCGTATAGATCACCTCCAAGCCTCAGAAAATCGTTCAAATCACCCTTTTCTAATAAACCTACTTCTTCTGACGTAAATGTAACCTTGTGAATCTCCCTCGCAACTGGTTTTAGTAGCCTACATCTTATCTCAGCGAATCTCTTACCTGTTTCGTCAACATCACAATTAATCCAAACTAACTTATTTTCAAATCTCCAACTCTGTTCGATTGGCCACATATTTTCTCCGCACGTAGGAGCAACAGCGCCAATATCATATTTATTCAAGATAGCAGCAGCGGCATACGCTTTTAATTCGCCACCACATATTAATATCTGATCGTATTCAATCTGCTCGATAGGTGTGAATCGAATTTTCTGCTTATCTTTTTGTGCAAGATTAAGGAATTTGAATTCCTTAGCGCCTGGTAGATATAGGCGCATATTAGCATAATCACCAACATCATTTACGATTGGGATTGCTATTCTTTTTTGAACACCAGTATCATAAATACCTAAACGATATTTACGAATTATTGCTTCTGTTATGCAACGATGATGCAATTCATGTAGAAAAGTTGGATGCTTCCAAATCTCTTGATGTAATCGTTCTACTTCACTAGGTGCAACCGGATTCTTACAATCTGATTTTATATTGAACTTTTGATTGATTTGATAGAGCGATAGATTGCTATACTTGATTAAGTAACTTTTGAATGACGCATTCTTATTACATACAAAACAATGGAATGCCCCTGTTTTATGATGGACTCCAGCACTTGCTACTTGATCGTCATGGTACGGACATTTTACTTTAAACCACTCAACACTTTTTTCATGTTTAATTCCGAATTCTAGCAATACAGATAAAATATCTGTTTGCATTTTATGCCTCCTGCCGTATTTAATACGGTTGCATTTGCGCAAGAAAAGAAGCGGGGTGGTTGTCCCCCGCTATTGAGAACAAAGCTAGAATTTAGTTTCTTGCGATGCAGGCGCGGCACCGTCATCTAAATCATTTTCATCAAGATCAAGTTCCATTTGTTTGGAATCAATGATTTCTTGTAAGCCTCTGCTCATTTCAGCATAAAGTTTATATTGAGTTTCCTCAAGATATGGAATTGGATCATTAAAGAAATCCATTCCAATCCATCTTCGAGTTCCCTTTCCCTTTCGCGGAGATGATGTTGTTCGCCAACGACAAGGAATAATACTTTTTGTCGCGCGAGCTTGCCAAAGATCAATTAAAGATTGACCATCACGAAATGTACCACCACGAAATACCGTTGCAACTGGTCGCATTGCAAGTTCAGGTATATCGCAAAATACAAATAAGAAGTTGAGAAATTCTCGATACTTAATATCGAGTTTTGGTTCTTCTGGACAAGGTTCATCAACATACTTCATCGCTTTTTGAGCGATTTCAGATTTTGGATCATAAGACATATCACGAATGAATCGCAAGTCCGGTTTATCTGCCGGGTTCATGCACGCATAGAAGCGAAAGAAATTCGTGACAATGAATGATGCTGGTTGTTCAGAATCAGCGATTAATCGCATATCTGGAACAATAACAATATCGCCATCTTTGAACTGTGGTTTGAATTTGTCTCCCGTAGTTCCTTGAATAATCTTCAATCGCGGTGGACGAGCATATCGTTTTAAATCCTGCTCAAATGATTGTGCTTTGATTTCTGCCAAATAAGAAGGAACTTGTTGCGGAACAGAAACGCCTGTTTTTGGAGATTCACTCATGGTTACGACAGACTCCTAATTTAAAGTATTTAAAAGAATCATCACGACCAGCAAAAACAGCATCAAAAGGATAACCGTTTTTTAATTCAGTCCATTCTTGTTCTGCAAGAATTAATGTCACTGTCTTATTACATGCTTTGCATTGATATGTTATTTCAATATTCCCATCACTGGCCAGCTTCACCGATAACTGGCGTAAGCTCCATAGGAAGATTGGATTGCCTCCTTTCTTGTAGCCTTGTACTTTCTAATTGAATTAATGAATAGAATAGCTTCTTTGCACCAATACCAACTTTGTCGAATTTAATTGGTAATGCGGGAATGCTATTTTCAATCACCCATTCCGTTTCAGTCAAGAATCGCACTATCCAAACCTTCACTCCATGCTCTAAGAATCGTCTGTGAATGATAGTTTGGATTGTTCTAGTTTCTGTTTCTGGATTCTTAAATTCAATCCAGATATGGACATCTTTATAAAGGACAAGAGCATCAGGTAATCCTGGTTGTTGCATTTTATTGCCAACCATGCTAATTGCGAAGCAATTAAATTCTTTCCTCCATCGTGAAAGAATATCAGACTTTCTTTTTGTCTCACGCATCATGTCATCATTGGCCATATTAGTTCCTTTCTGGAGTTTTAAGAATGTCATCGTACTTTTCGTTAGCTTTATCTTTTATCTCAATTATCTTTTGAAGCGCAAATAACGCATTTTGAAGATGAGGATGTGAAGGGCTATCCTTCTTGCTCGACATTGCTGAAATAGCAATTACCGTATCAGCAACAAAATAAGGTACGCCCGAACGATAAATTTGAACGAGAAAGTTGAGTCCGTTCATTAGGCGAACTTTATCTTCATCAGACATCTTCGCCATTGCATCGTTCATTAAATTCAAACCTTCATCGGCCGCTAATTGTTTAATGTCTTTCATGTGATTATAAATCCTTCTTCATGGTTACTCTAAGTTTTTGAGTCGAATTGATTTTACCAGTTAGTCCCCACGGAACTTGCTTCGCTTCTGACATCGCATCATAAATCCTTTCAACAATTGTTGGGTAATGAGGACGAACTTCATCAGGTTGCAACTGTTTCACAAATTCTTCATATCCTTCTTTTCCTGGCGCATTAGGAAATTCGACGTAGAAAGAAGGATTAGGTGAAATAGTGCAATACTCACCTGGGTAATTCTTCATATTTGCTGAGGCAAGAGTAAGCGACGCATACTTTGCCGCGTGCGATTCGAGTTCATTTAATTTCTTTTCAATTTGTTCAAGAATCTCTTTTCCCTTTCTACAAACAAAAGTCAGGTTTGATAGATGTGCAAGATTAGTTGAGTTAGTAACTATCTTCTCATCAATCTTACCTAAAATTGGAATTAATTCAAGTAAGCCTTTAAGCTCGTTAGCTAAAATTTGATGTTCACGATCAAGGGGCATTGTCTTTTGATACGTTAGTACCACTCCAATTTTGTTTCACTAATAAATTTCTTAGACACTTGTAATAACGAAAATAGAGTTACGATCCAGTAATCTTCCTTTATACAATAAAGAGCACGTCCCATTAATGTTTTTAATCCGTTTGGTTCACCATCAATAAGTTCACCTGTTGCAAGCACCATACCTTTCGTTAATTCAAATTCAGGTTCATCAAATTTAACAAATAAGATAACTTCTCTAAAAGCAAGAAGTGCATCCTCACCAAAAATAATGTTAGAGTGCTGAAAATGCTTCAAGCACTTTTCACAAATAAGTTCTGGTCCATCACAAGCATCAATCCAGAATGGCGACCAAACTGCATTATGCCGACTTGCATTCTCATTCATACAACAATTGCAATACGCTGTATTCATTTTAACGGTTCACCTCACCTTTTGATACGGGGCGCACCAATGTTCGATATTTTCTACATTCTTTTGAATTACACGAAATTCAACTTTACAATCTTTGCATCGTATTAGATACTTTGGAGAATAGGATTTTGGATCTTCATCCCAATAAGCCGCTAAAACTTCATATGGCCCAACATTAGTTCCTATCACTAGTGACGGAACTGGTTTTTTAATTTTGTCTTTATACCGGCGATAATCCATTCGTGAAACATTTAAAGCTTTTGCCATTGCACGATCTGAATATTCAGATTTATCTGAGCCTGTTCGTAAACCATTTGTATTCCTTTTCTTATCAGGATAATAATCACCAAGATCACATTTAGCACATCGTTTTTCATTTAATCCAATAAAGAAAAACAAAGCTTTTTGAACACTGACTGTTACTTGTGTACGACATCGAACACAAATAATATAGCGATTATACCAGATGCGACTTTTACCAAATGCTTCTGGATTATGAGGTACAGCTATACCTAATTCAAATTCTCCAAATTCTCCTTTAAATCTAGTTCCTGGAAATAGTGTTATCGTCCTGTACGTTCCATTTGAAATGAATGCCGCATACGTGCGTGGAAAGTTACGCATCATCTCAATAATAGAATCTTCGTGAATGCTCTCCACGTCAATCTTTTTACTTTGAAGATACTTTTTGAACATCCATAGAATATTCTCTTTCTTATATGACATTTCATAAACATAATTTGGATCGTCGCATACCGGACAAAATCCAAATCTTTTCTCTACTCCTACTTCATCCGGTCCAATTGAACCTAATGAAGTTGCACCTAATCCGGCATCTATTAGGCCATCATCGTAAGTGAAATACTTATTACAGTATCGACACTTCTTCTCTTTCAACATTACCGTTTTACCCCCGCTCGAATCTTCACGAATACGAAATCACCGAATGGTTCAATCTCATATTCGTATAATGATTCTGTAAACACTTCATCGTGTTCAAGTTCAAATAGGAAAGCATTACATTCGGCAGTTACCCAAAAGCGTCGAATATTAAATGGTAGACGTGGATAGCCGCCATCATAAGGTCCACCATGTATCTTTGCATAGAAACGATGTTTTTCATAGCGACGTGGATGCCTTTTGATTATCTCATCTGAGATAAACTTATCACAGTTTATACAAATGAAACCACTTGGTGAAGCAGTTACACGACGCCAGAAACACTTCCCTACTTTACACATGACACTACTCCTTTTCGTTTTGAATTTCTTCTTGAATTTCTTCCTGAATACGACGTGTAATTTCTTCACGGTGAACAGATACTCCGCGTGGAGCATTAATTCCAATTCTTACTCGGTCGCCACGAATCTCACATATTGTGAGAATAACATCGTTGCCGATCATAATACGTTGACCTTGCTTGCGTGCTAATACTAACATTCTTGCTCTCCTTGCTTTTGAATTTTCACTATGCAAAACGCATACTTGGACCACCATTAAATTCAACTACAATTGGTTTTCTCAATACTTCAAAATGTCGTTTAATTCCTCCTTTCTCTGGATAAGTATGCTTAAGAACAATTCCTAAATCAGTATCAAGCATTTCAATATGAAAATGCTCATTACCGTCCCCGTCAATGATGTGCGCGCTATTCAATCGTGGCTCATCGTGTTCCCAATCGTATATCATTTGATTTCTCCTTTCGTTTCAGTTTTCAAGAGTTGTTCTTGTTTGAAAATTTCTTCATTCAACTCGTCTAAAATGATCTTTGACATTTCTGCTGCTAATGCTCCAGCTTGATTATCACGGTCATAGAGATTCAGCAGTATGTCAATGAATTGTCTGTTTCTTCGTAGGCAATCAAGCCTTTTTTCTACTGGTAGAGTAGGATCAATTGGCGTTTTAACTGGTGAAATTACATTTAGCCGTT